GGCTTTTGCGATCCTGGCTGGCATGGCAGCCGGTTGACGCTGGAGCTCAGCAACGCGCGGCGGATGCACGCGGTGGCAATCTGGCCGGGCATGAAGATCGGCCAGATGGTGTTTCACAAGATGGAGGGCATTCCCGGCCGCAGCTATGCCATCACCGGCCGCTATAATGGACATGAAACAGTCATGCCGTCGCTCGGATGAAGTGGGCAGTTCCGCCTAGCGCTCCGACCCTGCTTGTCAGTGAGACGGGCAGGATTATTCGACCGGCCAGCTCGCGGCGAAGAGGGAGCGGCTGGCTGACTCTTCCTGAAGCAGAGTTGCGGCCGCGGCGTATCGGGGCTGGATACCTTGCGATCAGCAGTAAGGCCCAAGGCGTCAAGCAAACCTTCTATCTGCACCGACTAGTCGCTGAAGCATTTCTCGGAAAGCCAGCCGACTCCAATGAAGTCAATCATCTTGATGGAGACAAGTCCAACAATCACGTCAGCAACCTTGAATGGACAACACATTCTCAGAACCTGCAGCACGCAGTTCGGCACGGGCTGACGACTAGGAATGCACTGAAGCCGGCCGACGTGAAAATGATCCGGAAGCTGATCGCTGATCGTGTCAGCCGAAAGGAGATTGCATCTCGCTACGGCGTCTCCCTTTCTGCGATCAGCCACATTGCTAGCGGCCACTCGTGGGACTGGCTAGTCTGACCTTAGTGGAGAGTGCCCCGGCCTAGCCAGCCGGGTTTTTTATGCTCGCGGCAGTATTCGCGCACCGCGCCATAGGGTGCCGCAGCTCCGCCATCCGCAGCCGGTGGATCATGCCAGGGGCCTCCGCTGGATCGTCGAGCGGGATGAGCGTGTAGTCGTCGCAGCCGTGAGTCTCGGCGAAGTGCTGCGCGCTCATGTGGGTGGTGAATGGCCCAATGTGCCACGGGCCGACGCGGAGGATGTAGGTCATTTCAAGGATGGGTTCCGCTCGGCAGCGGTGAGGCTGGGGTGGTCGTCGTCGTCATCATCCTCGGGCAAATCCTCGGGGATGTCGTCGTAATCGGGGTCGAGTTGGGGCATGGGGCTCAATCGAGCTTGTACTGGCGGCAGAGCCGGCTGAACTCGGCCATGTCAAAACCAGGGTGGGCCATCCAGCAGTCCAGGCTGTCGGACCAGTGGCCATAGGCATCCATGTCGGCCGCAACCGATGCAACGCATTTGGATTGGCAGCGGACAGCCATGTTGGTGGGGGTGCTGCCGAGCATCGAGAGGAGGGGAGCGGTGGTCATCGGTCGGGTGGCTGTCGATGTGTGAATCATACCCCCTCAGCGGGGCACCCCGTCTCTCGGTCACAATCCGTCACGCCGGCCCCATCCTGTTCCCGTCGCTACCATGCACCCAACGGCGACCAGCTCATGCGCGCTCACATCGCCGAGATCACCGCCAAGATCATCATCCGATCCGACACTGACCCCGAGCAGCTGCCGGCTGACATCTACAGCCAGATTTCGGAGTTCATCCATAGCGAAGACGACATCCTTGACCTAGCCGTCGAGCTGTTCACCCTTCCCGCGGACTTCAGTGGATCGGCACCACATTGATGAGACGCGCCTGGTCACCCGCAGATCAGCCCGCGATCAGATCCACCTAGCCTGGTCCTACCGCTGCGCCTATTGCGGCGACCCCCTCGGCCGCAGCCCGACGTTGGATCATGTCACCCCAAAGGTGCATGGCGGACTCACGGTGCGCGAAAACCTCGTGAGCTGCTGCCTGATGTGCAACAGCCAGAAGGGGCACAAGGATTGGATCGACTGGTATCGCGCGCAGCACTTCTGGTCTGCACTGGGCGAATGGGCAATTGCGCGCTGGGTGGCAGGAGAGGGCTAAGATTCGGCTCCAACGATTTCATCGCTGGGCATTCCGCAGTGTGGAGGCTGCGGTGAGGCGTGCAGGCGCGAGAGCCGGCGTCACCTCCACACACCCTTACGGCAGGATGCAGCTGCACACCCACAGCGCTACAGCGCAGGTCAGCCAATACTCCACCATCAAGATCAGCACGTCATGGAGCATCACAGGGCCAGCAGGTGGTCGAGATAGAGCTCGGCCTGCCACAGGTCCGAGCTGTAGCGGCAGGTGCCACCGGCGCAGCTGCGGTAGTAAAGCTCACCGCCGCCATCGGGCTCGAGCGTTTCGATGTAACCCTTGCCGCGATCAGTGCGGCTAAGAATGGTCGGCGGGTTCATAGATCTCACACCGAACGGCATACCTACCACCAGTTTGGCGAGCCTCAGGGAAGCCCAGCGCGCAAGCCTTACGGGCCGCCTCCCACTGCAGACAGTCCCAGCACATCCGCGGCGCCCCTACAGGCCGGATCCGTAGCACTGCGGCCTGATAGATCCTCTGTGCCCTGAGCAGCGCTTCCTGCAGCTCGACGGTGCCAGTGTCGGCCTCCAACTGGTGCTCAGCCTTGGGGCCAAGGTTCACCCGGCAATGCCACGTCCGATCAGCGCGATCACAGAACAGCAGCAGACGCCCGGCGTGAAGGCTGATCATTCCAACTCGCCGTAAGCCGGTGCGTGATACAGCCGCTCAAGCAGGTGCGAGGCGGGTTCATCGTGCTGGTTGCCAATTACAAACGCAGCGGTCGGATCATCCTGATTCGCCGCCACAAATGCGATAGGCCAGTGCAGCTCCTTCACCACCACCAAGCTGGTGCGTTGGCTGCGCACCAAAACCCACAGCGCAAGGCGCTCAAGCAGGTTCAGGCTGGGCAGGTGCATCATTCCTCTAGTTTGCCGAGCAATCGCGCGAGATACCAGCGTGCTTTGGCGAGCGAGGTGGCCTCACCCTTATGCCGTTCGCGCCAGGTGTACTTGATCACGTTGCCTTTGCAGTAACCACGGAACTCCTCAGGCGTGAGCGCGGCCTCTATCGCGTCGATGCACTCGATGCCTCCCTGCCGGTAGTGCGGTGGGTTGATCTGGTCGGTCATTCGGTGATCTCCCAATAATGGGCGGCCAGTTTGGTCACGATCTCACGCGCGGCGATCAGTTCGTTGAAGAACTCCTGAGTCACCGCATACTCAGTCCCACGGTGGCCGCAGTCGTAGCACTTGCGGCGCTGACGGCGCACCTGGCCGTCATAGCTGCGCTCCGAGCTGTCGCACTTGAACCGGCCGCCACACTCGGGGCACTTCATCTCAGTGAACGGGCTGGGCATCAGACCCAACTCCCGAGCAGCTGCGCACGGCACACGGCGATTGCCTGCTGCGCCAGCTTGTGCGTCATCACCGAATCGGTGTGATCCATGGCGCGGCACACCTTGCCGTGGAGTTCGGCATAGTCGGTGTCGCGGAAGTTGGCGGCGATGTCCCGGCAGAATTGCTCCCACAGGCCGGTGTAGGTGCAGCGCAGCGGGTGACCATAGGGCAGGTCATCACGGCCGCTGCGCTGGTACAGCGCCTCAAGCATGTCGGCGCGCTGCTGATCAAGTTGGGCGGTGGTCATGGGTTCAGTAGCTGTCGGATGTAGAGCAGCTCGGCGCAGAGCTGCTGGCGGTTGCGGATGCCGGTGATGCTCTGCAGCTGGTCGATGCGGATGTCGATCAGCTGCCGGATGCGTTGGCGCTCCTCAGTCTGCCCGGCATGAAAGGCGCTGGTGTCGCTCAGCAGCTGCTGGATCCGGTGGAGGGTGTCAGACATTTGCTAGCGCCTCCAGCTCGGCGGCGATGGCGAGCAGCGCGTCACGCGACCAGTTGATGCCCAGCATGTGGGTTGCATCGGGCTGTATTTGCCCTTTCCACTCGGCAGCCAATAGCTCATCCGCAGCAGCGCGAAGGACGGCGGCAATGGCAGCCTCATGGATCGGGTACGGGGTCACTGCATCCAGCACCGCCTGCGCAGCAGGTGAAAGCGGCATTGCAATGCCGTGCTCACTCATCAGCAGCAGAGCCTCGTGCTCCTCATTGCTGAGGTTGTCCATCAGTTGGTCAGTCATTTGTCCAGCTCCTTGACGAGTTTCTTGAGTGCCTTGAACTCTCCCCACGTCAGCTTGATGGATTGATCGCCCTGGCTGCTGAAGTGAGCGTCGAAGCCCTCGCCGTTGTGCCATAGGGACACTTCGAGGTAGGCATCAGGTTTGGCTAGGCAATCGAACTTCTGCAAAGCCACAAAAGCAGCATCGAGTTTGTAGAGCGTGATGTCGGTCATTCGGGCAGTGCCTCCAGCTCAGCGGCAGACACGCCGGTAGCTGCAGCAACGTAGGTGTCCCAACACTGCTGATAGCCCCAGCGGGCGGCTTGCTTGGCCATAAACGCCTCCTCTGTAGTAATCAGGGCACCGGGGCCGCCGTAAAACTCGTCCATCCACTGCTGCACCAGCTCAGAAGGTGGGGTGATTGATCGTTCTTGCGTCATTGGTCTGCAGGTGTAGAGGTTTTGTCGCAGCTTTCGCCCCAGGGCGCAGGCGTGGACAGCACTTTGGCCACCCTGGGGCAGTAGCGGCCCGGCTTAGCAAGGCGCTCAACCAGGGCGTCGAAGTCACGCTGTGACAGCTCGATGCGTTCAGGAACCATTTTGTGCAGGTCCCCAAAATGGTCAGCCATTAGACGTTCTCACTTGTGTGGGTGGGCACCGGCAGGGCGTGGGCGGGGAGCCAGCAGGCGAAGCGCCAAACAGCCGTTTGGCGTTCAAGGTGCCAAGCACGCATCAAAAGCTCGTCGCCTTGAAACACTCCCCACCAACACCTCCCCTCCGCATCGCAATCCCCCGGCCCCGGCAGGCGCTCGCTCACCGGGATCGGCTGCGCGACCGGCACCAGCAGGGTGCGTTCAGTGGGCTCAATCACCTGGGTGCCCTCGGGAAGCACTGGCACCGGCGGGGCGTCGTGATGGAGCAGCACAGCAAGCTTGTTGAAGGCCTCTTCAAGCGTGCGCCCGGCGCCGCTGTATTCGCCGGAGGCCTCTCCCAATTGAACACACGATGATGGGTTCGAGTGATCAATTGACCACTCTCCGTAATGCCATCGATAAATCATCATTTCCTGATCGCCGGCCAACTGATCTAGGCGCTTTTGAACAACCGCAAACGCATCGCTCACCGGGGTGGGCTGCGGCGCACCTCCCAACGACCTCCTAACTTCCGCCGAATTGGGAGTTCCCCAGTGGGCCAAGACGGCGCGGGTAATTTCGCAGATGTAGTCACTTGGCACTTCAAACGCCCAGTAATGCTCTGCCTCTGATTTCCTGGTTGCGTCGGCGCAGTCACTGCCCCACTGAATGATTTCCTCATCCGTCGGCCCCTCCGGCTCGGGCTGGGCCAGGGCGGCACGGGCGCGTTGGATAAGTGTGTCTTGTTCGGCAGGGTCTGTCATGTATTCCTCAATGCACCAGGTGTAAGCCTCTTCAAGCTCAGCGCACAGGGCGCGAAAGTCGGTGGTCACTTTGCCCTCCTGCTGCGATTAGGTGAACAAGTGCCGTAGCCGTTGCCGTAGCCGTAGCCGTTGCTGTTGCCGTAGCCGTTGCTGTTGCCCCTGTCCGAATGGGGCATGAATCGGCAGACCGATGCGTGATAGGCGTCGATCACGGCCTCAGCCGCAGGGGAGAGGTCAGTCATAGATGGTGGCCTCGTAACCTTCAGCCGCCAGCGATGCTGCCAATGCCATGGCCAGTTGCTTGGTGTAGTGCTTGGTGCCACCGGCAACCATGTCAGTCACGGTCCAGCGTTTGTAGTTTGTCCAGATGATAATCTTGTCGCCATCTTTCTCGAAGAAGACGGCGCGGACTTTTTCATCGACTGGGTAGTAAGCCATTGGGATAGTTGGGTTCACTTGGGGTTGGCAACAGCTTGGGCCACGGCTGCCTCGTTGCGGAGCCAGTCAGCCGTTTCGCCGGGGTCGCGGTCGTAGTCGATGTCGCCACGGCGCTCCACCTCGGCAGCGATGTGCTCCAGCAGGATCGCCAGTTGCTCCGCAGTCGGGTGCAGGCAGAACAGGCTCGGGTGGTTGCGAAGCTGCAGCCAGAGCGGGTTAGTCATCTAGCCCCTCCACCAGCTCAGGCGGTGGGGTGATCGGGTGGTTAGTCATCTCCTAATTTGCTCCAAATTGGGAATAAGGCCGGATCATTCCGGCACCTCGTTGATCACCGCGTGATCGCCAATGATGCGCAGGGCGGCCCGGTTGTAGGCCAGCGCCGCCTCACGCTCGGTGGCGTAGTTCCCGAGGTAGTACCGGCCGCCTCGGTAGCCCAGCGCTGCCCGCCACGGCAGCTTGGGGTTGGTGCTACGCGAGACACCTCGGTAAGCACTGGCACTGTTGGCAGGCCGCGGCCGATTGGCCATCGACAGGTAGTAAGCCTCCTTGGTGCCAGTGCAGTTGAAATACCCCATCACTCCACCTCGACCACAGCACCAGGCCAGCGGGCCTCGGCATAGCGCTTGGCGTGCCGCTTCGATTCGGCGCGAGTGATCCATGTCAAGGGCTGCGCGCCTGACTTATAGACGATCACCCGATACTCACGGGTGCGCACCTTAGGCCGCGGCCGGCTAATGCCGTCACCGTGCTGGCTGGTAGGTGACTCTTCAATCCACAGAAACGGCAGCATCGTGCCTGTGTGTTTACGCATTGAGCTCATCAGCGTTGATCCATTCGAGTTGCGACCACCACTCAAGCCATGAATCGGCAGCGATCAGTTTTGCCTCAGTCAGGCTGGAGGCCGTCACGCATTCGATCACGTTGGCGGCCTTGATCTGGAAGTAGTAGCGGCGGGTGGTCATGGCTTCAGCGGCAGGTGGGCGGCGGCGCAGTTGTGGTGGGCCTTGACCGGCTCCTGCTTGGCGGCGTCGTAGCCGGCGGCATAGACGCAGGCCAGCAGAACGACGACGGCGATGCGGTTGATGATGGGGTTGGTGATCATGATGCGAGCGCCCGGCGGACGCGGTGGCGGGTGATGTTGAGGCGGGTGGCGATCTGCAGCTGGGTGAGACCCGTGCGGCGCAGAATGCGAACGCGGCGATCGTCAGAGGCGGTGAGCCAGTCGATCACCGCAACCACAAACAGCAGCGGGAGGATCAGCTTCCAGATCACCAGCAGGGTGGCGGTGAGCATGGGTGTGAAGCGGTGCCCTGTTGGGCGTCCCCATATTGTGCCCCGCAGCCGGTGCATCACTCCAGCTGCTGTGACAGTTCTTCACACTGCCTGCACGCCCACCGCAAGCCCCACCGGCACGCGCAGCACCGGCACGCTTTTGCTGCTGTCAGGCGTGCGCCCCCAGCCCACCACGGCCACGCTTACCGGCAGCTCCACTGTGTACCAAACATGTCGGCAGTCCACGCACCTCCGCTGGCGGGTCACTCTGTCGGCCTGTTTGCCGTTGGTTGCG